CTTTTTTAAAAATCAATGATTTCAATCACGGAATGAGACAAAATTTTTTAAGCAAATAGCTTCAGCTGTGCCTTATAGTTTTCGAATCGCTTAACTGAGGCATCGAAATAGTCTTTATCAAGTTCATAACCCACAAAGTCAAAGCCCATGTCATAGGCCGCTATTCGGCTTGAGCCACTTCCTAAATGGGTATCGAGTATTTTATCCCCTTCTTTGGCGTAGTTCTTTAGGAGCCATTTATAGAGAGCTACTGGCTTTTGAGTGGGGTGAATGGTTGGATTACCCGTTGCACGTTTATCCGAATGGTTAAAGCCATAGGATTCGATTTTAACGGCCTTACAGGTTTCGTCAAATGAAGTCCAAGCAAGCTCAAAATCAGAAAAGGCATCAATTGGTTGGCCTTTATACCAAGAAATCCAGCAGCGATTTTCATAAAGATTTGATGTAAAATAATTCCCCCCCCATACAATCTGATTTTTTGAAACGCGAAAAAGATGATCCCAATAATTTTTTTCAGGTTTACGAGAATCGTAAACCTGTTCGCCTTCACCAAATCTAAAATTGAAATGTTGGCCGCCTCCGTATGGAGGATCTACTATTGCCAAATCAATTGATTGATCGGGCATTTCAGCCATTCCTATTTCACAATCCTTATTAAATACTTCGCTTATCATTTCAAAAAATTTACTGTGAACAAATACCAAAGGAACCTACCAAGTGAAAGAGCCACTGCAAGTATGAACATAGCGGCAAAGATTAAGTGAGAGCTGTTCTTTTCAGGATCGTTCATTAGTAATTAATTTTATCGTTCCAACAAATCACTTGGCCAACCCAAGGCTTTTTACTTCCCTTAAACCAGAAATATAAATCCTGTTCGGTTAAGCCGTCATTCAAAGCTATTCGCGCTTGCTGATCATCATCAAGATATTTAATTTGAGTTCCAGGCAATCCCATAGCCCAAATATCAGCTTCATCAATTTCAATATCCCAAGTTTTTTTAACTTGAATGTCGGGGCCGATAATAATTTGCCTTGAGCGATAAGGTTTACCTGACCAAATGCGCGGACTAAACCAATCCCCTGCTTTAAAACGATGACCTTGGCGAATAGTGGTATGCTTTGGATCAACTAAATAATACATTCCTAAATCAAATTCTAAATCATCAGGCATATCTATTTTGTCATAACCTAATAACTGAAATGATTTACAAAGTTTCTCAACAAAGAAAGTAGACTCGCCTCCGCGAGGATGATATGGAGGATATTTCAATGAATAAGTAATTACTCGGCTCATAAGAACTTGGATATTAGAATACACAATCCATTAACAATCATAATAGCGATAAAGAAAGAAATTGCATAGCAGCACCAAGCCCAAAAAGAATTCAGGCCATCGCATCCCATGGAGATAAATCGATACTCCATGAACTTTTGAAGGCTTTCATACCTTCTTCTCATCATTACAAAAGGGCCATGTTTCATTTTCATTGCAGACAGATTTTAGTTTTGCCGATAAGTAAGCTATTATACTCCGCTTCTCTTTCTCCTTTGAGATGGAAGATTCCGGCCTTAACAGGTTTAATTCCTTTGAGGTCTTCGAGGAACTTTTGAAAGAGAATTAGTTTATTGCGTGTCATTTGATTATGAGTTTAAGTTCAAAAATCGTTGGTACTATCGTTGATTTAATTAGAAACTTTGGTCTCTCAATATTGAACATGTGCTGGATTTTTCTAATCATTGTGCGGCTGTTTATAGCAAATCCTTTACTGGATGGCATGAGATTAAATCCTAATTCATTATCATGGATTAGTGTAAATCCATTCTCATCAGAGAAAGAAACCTTGCATGGCGCGTTTAAAAGCATTGCAGCGTATTTGTTAAACCATATTTGATTTTCAAGCACACTCATTACCGGTTGAGGTATTTGCACTCTCTGCGCTTTTTGTAAAACTGTTTGCGTATTGTAAATCATATAAGCGAATATTTTGAATAAGTTTTCTTTGTCTTCTTATCCGTAACCAACTCGGATTTGATTATCCTGCGGGGCTTATTTAGTTCCGCAATTCTCGATGAGAGCGCCCAACATCCGAATTTTCGCAAAGCAATCATTGGCGTAATCGTTCGGCCCGGAGGCTTGAGATAGGAAAGAATTTGCGAACATTGACTCATAATTTTTTCTTTGCTTTTTCAAGTTTGATTGAATTGCGTAACAAGTCCATGATCATTGGCTCTAATCGTTTAGGAAGGCGATAGACTTTAGTAGGCTCTTTCGATTTACGGCCAGATCCCTTACGCTTACCTCCGTGTTGTTTTTGTTTCATATTTCAGGCTCATTAATAATGGCAATTTCACAGCATGATTTAACCTCTTCATAAGTCAATCCAGTAACATCCATTACGATGTCGATAGGCGTCAATCCATCTGGATCATCATTCATAAATCCTATTACAAATTCATCCATAGTTAAAGGGGCTTAGATTTGCCCCGTTTTAATGTATTGATTGAATAACTGATCCTCAGTCATTTTGTATACCTTCATTCCGCGTTCTTTTGTTTGTGATGAAATTTTATTCCAAGCCTTAGCTAAGAATATCTGATTTTTTACTTCTTTCTCATTGCCAAAAAGATTAATCACACACTCTGATCCGTAAACTTTTGTTCCAACTTGGAAAGCATGTTCAATTTCACGACCGCAATTCATACAAGTATGAACTGTTCCGATGTTGTTTCTAAGTTTTGTGATCTCGTTTTTCATATTCGTTTCGTTTAATTGTTATGTAAATATAAACGAATCTTTTTGATTTATGTTACAGTATTCAAGATTTATTTTTAGGTTTTGAAATCAGGCTGATTTGGGCTATTTTATTAGATTGACATGAACTTTATTAGACCGTTCTAGTTTAGCCACGAATCTTTGCATACGCTCTCGGTAGGAATCGGAGTAAAGGGATGATTGCCAAAATTGATGTTCGGGATCGCTATAAAATAATGGCCGTAAGTATGGATGTTTGGATGCGTTTGAAGATGAATGATTCATAATCCTTTGGTTAATTTAAGAATCTTAACTTGTTCCTTGTAGTAGTTTGTCATCGTTTCGATTTCGAATTTGCCCCTTTTGCAGACTTGCCGCGAGGCCATGACAATTTTATCCCATGTCCCAATACCATATCTTTTTTCAACCTCTTCTTTGTATATAGCTTGTTGTCCGCCCTCAAATCCGTTACAGGTTTTACATTGGAGATGGACATTAACCTCACTATATTTAGTAGCTTTATGTTGTCTCCCGATTCCATGACCAGCATCCCCTTTAGTCCAGTGGATGATTCTATCGCAAGTAAAACATTTTCCATAGCCTGAGTTTTGCTCGATATTACAATCACGAAGTCGTATGAACTCGCTGAAGACTTTCCAAAGTTTCGCATCGCTCATTTTAAAGTATCAAGTAATGAAAGTTTCTCCTTTACCGCTCCTGCTATTGCGGTGTTTACCAAATCCATATCCTCGTCAACTTTCGCGGCCTCAATTCTAATTCGGGTAAGTTTGTGCTTATCCTCAATCATTCGCGGATCATAGGTGCAGAAATTCCAGGCTTTCAATCCTGTGAAGAGCATAAGCGAAACGCATTGCCAATAATAATCAGGGTGCATCCGTTTTAAGTCATAATGGTCGGTAAGCATCAAGTAACCGATTTGATTTTCTGATTGAAAAGGACATTTGATTTCAAGCCCCTCTTTTATTTCAACAATGATTCGGTCTGGACTACCCCCCGCGTGATCGCCCCAAGTCTGGAAGCCTATTTCTTCGCATGTATACCCATACTTTTTTTCGAAGTATTCAACTGCCTCAGGCTCGGTTTCTTTGCCATAAACTAAAGGATAAGCATAAGCCGATCGTTTAGGTTGTCCCGTCATTACCTCGGCAACTTTTTGAGTTATGTAAGTCATGCCGTCCTTACTCATTTGAGAGGGATCAGGGATTTGAGTAGTCTTTGATCCTTTGCCCGTCTTTGGACGCGCCTTAAGTTCTTCAGGAGTCATTTGACGTT